GCTATAAATACTATACGCATTGCGCCCCCTAGCTAAAAATTTATTGGCGGTTTTACGCTACCGCCAAACGCTAACTAAAACCTAAAACTATTTAGTTATAATTTTTACAAAAGCGGTCTCTCGGCCTACGCCAAAAGCCCACCTGTTAATCATTCTGAAGCGTGTTTCGTCCGTGGAGAACGCTCCATAGGGGTCAACTTCCAAAGCCATAGCCCCCACACGCCGGCCGATGACATACTTTTTGAAGTCTCCAAACAGGCCAAAGTCCTTGCCTGTGCCATCAGTATTGGAAATCTTCTCGCTCATTACATACGGAAAGCCCATAATGCTCGGAGCCATTGCAACCGCAAGCGGTTGTAATATGGGGTTACCGTTGGCATCCACTATAGAGCGGATATAGTGCATACCTAACCGGCAAAGCATAAACCTTGCGTTGGCTAAATCTCCTTCGCTTAGTTTATAAATCGCTTCGCTGATTTTTTCCACATTGATAGTTGACATTGAACCTGCCAATGTAACTATGTTAGTGGTTAATACACCGGAGCAAAGCAACCCACTGGTGGGCACGCCTGTTCCGTTTAAGGCTTGGTTGTCAATGTCAAGCCCTATACCGTATGCAAACTGCTCGGTAAGAATGCTGACAATGTCAACCCTTGCATCCTGCAAAAGCTCGTTGGAGCTAATTGCGTATGCAGTGGCCTTTTTCGCAGTCAGGGTCAAGTGGCTAAAAGTCGGGTCGCCCTGAGTTAATCCTGCGCCTTCCGTCTTCCAATTAATGGTGGCTAAACCTGCTTCCGTCGGAAGTATCATAACATCGGAAGTCATCGGAACTACATTGGCTAACTGTAGCATATAGCTTCTGCTACGAGCTAGCTGTATCATATCCCACTGATACTCATCGGGCACTAAGTCTCCGCCAGTGCCGGCGCTTCCTTCCGCAAGGGAAGCCTTTGCAACTTCGGCCAAAAATGCTTTTGCTTCCGCATTAGCAAGTTTGGGATGTCTTGCGTGAATAGTTGCCAATAAAAACTTGGCAAAGCCATCCACATTCTCTTCTTTATTAAAAGAAGCAAACCCGATATTGCCGATGGTTTTTTCCTTAATCAGTCGGCCTTGCTGATTGAGGTTATAACCTAAGAATTTGCTACTGCCAATAACTGCCGGCATAGCAAACTTCTCAAGCGGAAGGCTCTCAATCTTTTTAAGGCGTCCTTCTAAACCTGCAACGCCCTCTTTTACGGATTTTACCTCTGTGGCTAAAGGTGCAATGCCATCGGCAACGGTCTTGCCTATGGTATTAACCAGCTCCAGAGATTTTTTGCAGTGTGGGCATTCACCAACACCTTTGGTGATTGCTTTACCGCAAAAAGGACAATTTTCCATATAACCCTTTCGTTACTTGTTTACGATTGCGGAAACAGTTCCCTTGACCATTTCCGTTATTGCTTTTGCTTCATCCACCACCGCAGGCTCCTCTTTAGGCTCTGATGTGGGTTGCCCCTCAGCGCCAAGCAGTTCCTCGGTATAGTGGTTATCTTTAGTTTCAGTTTCAGCAGGCGCTAGCTCTTTTAACTCGCCCTTTTCAAAACTTTTAATGGCCATTTCGCAAAGCTCTTTTTCCTCGCCGGCCATTGTTAAACCCATTTGCAACGCACCCCTGTTGCTAGGTATAAGCACTTGGCTTACTTCCATTAATTCAATATCCAAAAAGCGCCGGCCAGTAATGCGCTCAATAACATTGTCCGTGCCCTCTTCCTTAAACTTATCTTTAATCCATTCGGACTTGTGGCCAATAAAACCCACGCTGTAACTGGCAATGCCCCTTTGGGCTAATACCCAAGCCCAATCAGCTTCGGGGTTACCTTGCCCAACAAAATATTCAAACTCGGCGCTTACTTCATCGTCAGTAATGGTTACTTTGTTGGCCTTGCCAATTTGCTTGCGCAGGTCGCTGTAGTTGTGGCTACTTAACAATACAGGGTGCTCCTTGTAAACTTTAATGCGTGCCTTAAATGAAGCAGGCTCCACAATGTCGCCATCCCTGTCAACCTTTTTGGTGCTAATTACCGCAGTTAAGGTGTGCTTTTCAGCATTTACATCCTTAACTATTGCCCTAATAACTTTAATAAACTTTTCCATACGCCCCCTTTTTTATTTACGCTTGTGCTTTTTTAAACCATCACCAAAAATCTGCTTGGTTGTATTCTTACTTGCTTCCTTTAAATCTATTGCTAAAGGCATACCATAATGACAGGTGCAGGTGTGGATGCGCTTTTTATTTTTAGCCATTAGTAAGTTCCTGTTGTGCTACTTGTGCCGGAATACATATCGCTACCATAAACCCAATCCCACTGCCTTACTATTACCCTAACCGGCTCCCTGCTTATTAAACCTAAAGCCAACTTTAAATTATAATCGTATTGCGTTTTATCACGCCTTAAAATTTCAAAGGCTTCATTAATAACCTGCATTTTTTTGGTGCTTTCAACACCGGCTCTATCGGGGTGGTATTGCAAAGCCAACTGCCGGTAACGCACCTTAACTGCTTCCATTGGTGCAAAGTTTCCAACACCTAAAATTTGGTAAACATTTTTCATTCCACCACCGGCAACAAACTGCACCGGCAATTACAAACTTCAGCCGGCTCACCGCTACTTTGGTCTTGCGGATACATTAGGCCATTGGCAAAACTGTTAGCCATTGGTATTGCGCCCTGCGCTTCCGCTTCCCTGTGGCTTTCACGCACCAATTCATCGTGGGCAGTAACCCATTCCTTTGCCTGCACGCCCTCATTTTGGTAATAAAGCATACTGCCACCGTTTACAGCGCCACCGCTTTCAGTTCTTGCAATTAACAGCGCCCTGCTTGCGCTAAGGTTAAAAAAGGAGCGCACTGCTTCACGCAAGGCTTCAACCTGCTGTGTAGCGCTTGCGCCGGCCTGTATTTGCTCATTAAGCGTAGTGGCTAGGGTATTGGTTAGCCGGTTTTTAATGGTATTGTTTATGCCGGTTAGCTTATCCATCCTTATTTGCAGTAAGGAATTTACCCTATGCTCAAAGCTTTGGTCATCCAAGTGCTTTTTACGCCCTAGCACTTGCTCGCCTATTGCTACGCCGGTTTTAATACCCTCAAGCATTACCGGCTTTATTAATTTAACAAGGCGCTCGTTTTCTGCCTGCCAATCAATATTTAGCGTGTGGTGTTTTAAATCCTCAACGCTAAGCTTTAATACCTTTGTGCGTAGCTCCATAAAATACCGGCTAATTTTACTTTCCATAAGGCGCTCAATATTGCCCTGCCCTTTAAGGAACATTTTAATAAAATTACTTTTCCGCACATTCATTGCTAAGCTTTTGCCGGCATTAGGCTCTTGGCCATTATTATTATTGTTATTATTTTGGTCGGCAATGGCCTGTAGCCTGTCCGCATTGGCTTGCTGTTGGTCTTCCCTTATTGTGCCGGCATCCTTAGCAGGCACTAGGCTAAAATTAATCCACCAATCATCACGCCAAGTTTTATCCTCAAAGCCTAGCTCAAGCTTTTCATTAATTTCATTGCCGGTAAAGCCTATACGGTTAAGTATTTCCGCAGTTACAGCACGCTCCTTAAAGTCTTCCTGAAAGGCCGGTGTATTTTTATAATCAAAACCTATACGCAGGTTGGCGTTGTAAGGCGTAACAATATTTTTATTTAAGCTATCCTCAAGCTTACGCATTATGGGCATAAGGCCATACAACCAAAACACACGCATTTGCCCCATAAAAGTTGCGTAGTTCAAATCATCCGTTATGTTAAACAGCGCTTTAGGCGTGCGCCATATGCCAAGTATTTCCTCACGCATTAGGCGCTTTTGCTCAATAAACTCCATTTCCTTATGGCTACTGTGGCCGGTATCCTGTGGCTTTAGGCCTTTTTCCAATATTAGGGTTTTAAAAGCATTTTCCCCACCGCTATACTTGGCCTTTAAAGTTTTAATAAGCGCTTCCCTTTGGTCTTTACCTAACTGGTCATCGGTGCTTAATATTAAACCGGCGTTAGCATTATTTTTAAAAAAGGCGCTGTTAAATGTTAAACTGGCTTGGTCAATTTCCATTTCATCAGCTATGGGCTTTAATGGGCTCATACCCCTGTAACGGTTATAGGGGTTAAAATCCTTTGTGTGAATTAATTCCTGCAGTTGGTATATGGTAGTGCCATAGCGCCATTCCTTGAGCATATAGCTATCAAGCACTTCTTTTATTTTGCTAGGGTCAAGGTTATACAGTTGCGCAGGCAAGCCCCTTGCTATGCCGGCCACTTGGCCTAAGCTTAGCACCATTTTAATAAAGCCCTCGCCATACAGGGCATAGTAGCCAACCCATTCCTGTATAAAATCACTTTGGCTTTGGGTAGGGTTAGGGTTTTCAATTAACGCCCTTAGCGTAGGGTCGTCAGTTTCCTCATCGGTGGCTTTGTTATAAATGTTTAGCTTGGCTTGGGGCACATTGTCGCACAGGGCTTTTACCGCTTTGTAAACAGTGGCAATACTTTCGTATGGTTTTATTACTTGGTTAAAAAACTTATCCATACTAATTCCGTGACCAAATATTTCACCGTAACTAACGGTCTTTTGCACTGGCGCAGGAGCGTCAGTCTTTTTTTTGCCTATGGTTATTAAACCCCCAAATAGTTCCATAATCTCCTTTTGTTTAAACTAAGGTAGCGACTTCACCTTTG